GGGGACTAGTGCACCAGGCAGCAGAGCTTTTTGCTTGCATGTGAGTTCACAGCCGCTGTTTGCCCCTGGTTCGAGGTTTACGTGTGACCGTGCCTGGTTGTCAATCATGTTGATGATTTCGGCGAGACCGCGTTCTTTTATGTATGAGACAGGCAGTGCTGTGTTTGCTGCCAGCCATGTTGTTGGGTCAGCTCGCTCCTGTTTGGCAGCTGTCAGCCATGCGTGTGCCTCATATTTGGTTAGGGGAGTTGGTTCAGCGAATTCTTGTTCCATGAACTTCCTCTCGTCATAGTGAGTGTCGGTTTCTGCTGTTCGCTTGACAAATCCAGCTGTTACGGCTGGAGCTGTATATATGTTCCCAATGGCAGCTCGTGCTAGCGATTGAGCTAGTCCTATCATCTGTGGGTAGCGCTTCACTACAGCGGTGATGTATTCGGCTACGGCAGTGGCAGGTGCTTCCTTGTAGAGCTGGTTCAGTTTGCTAGCATCTATTGTAGTGGCTATTGGCTTGTCGATGGCACTTGCAAATAGCTGTGTTGCCCGCAAGTTGCGCCTCCAGTCGGTTTCTGCGCAGAGCCATTTGACAGTGCCTATAGTCAATCTACACATGGTTGGTCTATGAGCGCCACGTCTGATCGTGCTTGCTGCCACTTCAGCAACTTGGGCTGGGTAAGCGTGTGGATCGTATGTGCTTGCTTTGTACCAAGATCCTGATACATAGTTAATGAGATTGGGACATAGCGGCTGCGTTGGTATTGCTGTGTCTTTCCGCATGTTGTACTGTAGGAACTCTCCGCATGTGTTGCTGAGCATGGTTTTCCGAGCCTGCAGTTTGTGGCCTTGATTGATGTGTTCAGTGTAGTAGCTTACTGCTTCATGCCATTGGAGTCCAATAGCTATTTCATCATCACCGCACATGCGTGTAAATGCATGGGTGCGTACTTCCCCTCGCCTTAAGCATTGGTCGAGTACAACTCTACTATACATCAAATGCAGCATAGTGTTGTCCCGGGCAGTATCACGCTCACCACTGGATAGTCCCTGTGATGACAGCGTATCGCCCAGCCAGTGGTTGAGCTGTGCACGGGCCACCCATGCGGCAGCATGTGCTCGAGCAGCAAGCCCACATTGTCGATAGTGTTTACTTAGCTGTGCATTGAACTGGTAGCGGATCAGCGTTGGGTGTGTGTTGTTGAAGTCTGAGTAGTCCAAACACAGTATGTGTTGGCGTTTGGTCATGCTCTGTACCATCATGCATGTTTCACGGACATCCTCAGGCGTTTGCCGAATAACAGCGCCTCTTACCGAAAGTTTCTTTTCGAGGTTGGCACTAGCGAAGCTGGCCATCAGGTATGATGCGTCGTCTGATGCGCGTAAGGGTCGTTTCTTGAGACCAGGTTCATTCTTGGTGGCTGCACGGCACTGCATTCTGGGCTCAGGGCTATTCCAGGCCTGCCGGAACCATTCTTCGGTTTCATAGCTCAGTCCTAGGATTTTGCTGGCCTGCACTGCTTTGCATTTGGCAAGTTGATCAGGCCATTTTTCCCTGTTGCGCTGTGTGCCAGTTCCAGTTGGAAGCCATGCTGCACGTGTGTGCCACCAGTGTTGTGGAGTCTGCTGTGTGCCAGCTGTAGCCGCACTAATACATTCGTTGAGTGTAAGCTGCATTTGCTTTGTCATGTCGTTTTGCCACATTCTCCGAGTTTGAGGGCAGTGTACACAGTAGTAGTGTGGTTGGTTCGCCATCTTACGCTCGGCTACTTCGTCATTGATGTCGTGTGGGCGCAAATCTCTCCCCAACAGGACTTTGATTCTCGCTACTAGTGTGTGTAGATAGTTGGGTTCGAGATCGCGTTTATAGTTGTCTGTATCTAGATGCAGTCCAGCACGCGCTATACTCTCCACTTCAACCAACCCTGTTTCATCCCATTGCGTGATTGGGACTGATGCCATTGTGCAGGCTATTTTGTGGGCATGTTTCATCGTGCATGCTTCAACCCACAACAGTAGTGCTGTAACCAGGTATTCCTGTTGGCCCAACTGTGCTTGGATGATTTTCAGCAGGCACGACTGCTTAATCTGCACGTGGTTGACGGCACTCTGTAGCGATGTTCGCATTCTGCCAATGAACCCGGTGGGAACATTGAGATAATCGCTCCTGTTGACAGCTGGGCGTGGGTAGTCGTTGTCTGTGCCATGATGTTGCATGTAGTTTTGCGTACATCGCTTGTCCCACATGCGTGCATAGAGTGCAGCATAAGATCCAGCCTGCCTGGTGCGGTGCC